TCCTCTTAAAAACCATAATAATTCAGTTACAATTTGTTTCCAAGCCATTTTCTTGGTTGTAAGAACTGGAAATCCATCTTGCATATTATGACGAATGGTATAACCAAAAATACTTTTGGTTCCTGTACCTGTTCTGTCTTTCTTTTCAACTCCGTAATCCAATATGGTTTGGAGTAATTCTTGGTATTGTTTATCTAGTTTGTTCATCTTCATCTTTGTTTAATAATTTACATCCTTCTTCCCAAATGTGTGACCCATACATATAAGGATGTTCAATAACCTCTTCAAGAAATTCCTCAAGTTCTTTTATTCTGTTATCCTTTTCTTCTTCCGTCATCTTTCAAATTTTGATTTAATTTTCATCCAAACTATTTCAGGGTAATTCCATACCCACCAAAAAAATATATAAATTTTTTTCATCGTTTCTTACTTCTTAATTCATTTAATCTTTCAAGATCACCAACTTTATCATACCCTTGAGTTACAACATATTCAAGTGTGATTAATTCTCTATATTCTTCGTTTGTTAAATTACCACGGGAACTCTCAACAATCTCATTATAGATTTCCTCAAATGTACTACTCATATTCATTGATCGCAATTTCAGTTTCTATTTCATGAATTTTATTTTTCACATAGTTCTCCAACTCTTTACTCACTCTGAGATATTCATTTCTTAAATCGTGAAATTTATCATCCTCAATTTCTTCAAAACTTGAGTAACTTTCAAAACAATAATGAAATCCTTCAGCACCCATTCGGTATCTAACGCTTTCAAAATCTTCTAATTGATTGTGTAACTTATTTAATTTTTCCTCCATCTCCTATTTTATTTTTATTAATTCTTCTTTCTACTATTTCAATAAGATCATCATTTATTTTATTCTCCTGATCATCATCTAAACTATCATACCACTCACTAAAACCCTGATTTTCGTATAGTTTATCCAACATCTCATAAACAAGTTTATAATAATCAATTTTTTTCATTATATCAACCCCAATTCTTTTCTGTATTGTTTTATTTTATTTCTAACAGGTTGGTATTCATCTTGATTTGTTGGTTGATGACCACCCATAACCGCACTATTAATCATTGCCTCATTTTTTAAAATGAATGATAGTTTTTCCTGATTAGTTAATTCATATGGAACCACCTCAACTCGTATAAACTCTCTAATCATAGCACGGATCTTATCAATCTGTTTTGTTGGATCTGCTTTTGTTCCGTGAGACATGACAGATGTTTGATAGATAGTTCTACTTAATTCCATTATTTTTTTATCAAATCCCATCTTAATCTAATTTTTCCCCAACTCTAATTATACCTTCAACTCTTGCAATGTTATTTGAACAATCTTGGTGAGTTTCTTTTACACCATCTTTTATTGTTACAACAACTTCTCTTGTTCTGTGATGATTTTCTTCAATAACTTCTTTAACACCAAATCTAATTGCTTCATCAAGATATTCATTAAATGGTTTTGTCCTATCTTCTTTTCCGCGATAGTAATTACCCCAATCCATATTACCATCTTGTGCCGGTAGTGGTTGTAGTTCTTTAACACCATACTCCATTACACCTTCAACAATACTTTCAGCATTTACCCACTCATCCATTGGTTTGGTATCCTTAACACCATTTTGAATGGTATCTTCAACTGAAAACGTTTGGTATGACATCGAGGTTTTGGTGTCCTTCACCCCATTTTGAATTGCCTCATCAACGGCAGCAAAATTTGTAGGATTAGTTTCTTTCACACCATTTTGAATGGTATCTTCAATAGCGAATGAATCGGCAATTGATTCAGGTACGGTGCGTTTAACTCCATTTTGGATGGTGTCTTCAACATATTGGTTATATCCATCGTAATAAAAACTGGTGTTCTTCACCCCATTTTCAATGGTGTCTTCAACCGCGAAGTGTTTATTTGCAGCAAATTGCCGGGTGTGTTTCACCCCATTTTCAATGGTGTCTTCAACAGATTCTTCTATTTTCAAATTTAGTGTTTTGGTGCGTTTCACCCCATTTTGAATGGTGTCTTCAACACCAGGTGGATTAGGATTTGACACATCTAAAATGTGTTTTACCCTATTCATATTCAAAAATCTTGACTCAAACCATTCGGTAACATATTCATTTTTATCATTAATATCTAAAGAAACAAATTTAAAGGCAGATCTAAAAAAATTATAATTAAACCACAATGTTCGTTCTTTTGTGTACTCAACGATCCATTTTCTATCATCAGTATGAATTAACCATAAAGATCCATTATTATGATAAACATCAGCGTCTTTACTCATTTTATCAATTATTTCAAATAATAACCTCTTTACAATTTTCTCTTTGTTATTCATTATTTTGTTTTTTCAAATAGTATTTTTCAAAGATACTAATATTTTCAATACCAACATCAATTATATTATCTAATACTTCATCAACGGTTAAATTTTTTTCTAAAAAGTATTCAATTTTATCTAATAACTCTTCGGTTAATACAGTATCATCTTTTAACAATTCTTCAGTTAAATCCTCAATAACGTATTCAATATTATATTTAAAAAGTACATTACTAATCTTTTCCTCCAATTTTGTTTCAAGAAAGAACATATCCCAAGCAGGATATTGATCACCTGAAGAAGAATCATTCACACCTTCCAAAGTTAGTTTAACCGCCCATCTAGTTTCCTCAAAATTCATTTTATCCCATAACTGAATTGTTAATTCCTCATTAGATAAAACGTAATTATATTTTATGATTTTATAATCTTTTAGATTTATCATTTATTTTTCATTTTTAAAAACTCTAAAACCCCATTAAAAGCAGCATTAACTGATGTGTGACATTCATATGTTGGTTTTTTTTCATAACAAGCCGGTGCTGCAAAACTATTCCATCTTGTAATTTTTTGATCTCCAATCACATTATATTTCATATCTGACTGACAAAATAATTTACAAGAACCCCCAACAAATTTGTGTTTATATTCCTGCGATCCATTCCTAAATGGGGATCTATATGCCGGATTAATTGCTCCCCCTAATTCCAAAATATTTACATCTGTAGTCCCAGCAAAAGGTAATAAACCAGCATTCATAGTTATGGTAACCAAACTATTATTAACCAAATGCCATAACTGAGACAAATTTAATTTATTTATCAAATTTATCACATTAGGATTGTCAATTTCTATAGAGCTTTTTATATCATCACCATAACTTATATCTTTACCAGTAACAACAACTTTTATCCCTAACTTTAAAATCATTTCAGTTAACTTTTCCCATTTTTCTTTGTCCCACGTTCTACATTCCCAAGTTTTTGACGGACTTATTACAATGTAATCACCTTCAGGTAAGTCAATGTCAATTGGATCCGGATAAAAATTAATTGTTTTTTCTTCTGGCGTTAAAATAAAACCCAAATGAGTTGACCAATAATCGGTGAGATGCATTTTTCTAATTTGTTTTTGAACATCCTCAAAATTATGACCATTACAATCATAAAATTCTTGACCACCAGGTAAAAATTCATTTTGGTTAGTGTCATATATTTTACCAACATATGGGTTGTTCTTAAAGATAATTGGGAAATTAGTTTCAACATCTATCTTATCATTATGACACACACTCAAATATCTTAACACAGGTGTTGAATATAACACATCACCAAAACAACCTTCTATTTTAAATCCGTATCTCATTATTAATTTTTATTTTCAAGTAAATTTAAAAATGTTTTAAATACATTTTCTGGCGTTGGATGGCACTCATAAGTTGGTTTATTTTCAAAACATTTTGCTATTGGAAAACCTCCAGTAACTTTAATATCCCCACTTGAATTATACTTCATGTCAGTATGACAAAATATTTTACATTCACCCCCAACAAAATAATGTTTATAATCTTGTCTACCATGTCTGTATGGTGCCCGATAATAAGGATTAATTGTACTTCCCATTGCAATTATGTTGGCATCTGTTGTACCTGCGAACGGCCATAATCCTGCGTTCATCGTAAATATCACTAAACTATTCTCAATTATATGCCATAACTGTGAGGTATTTAATTTATTGATTAGATCAATAACTTTATCACCACCAACACGCATAACACCTCTGTTAAATTCATGGTCGTAATTTATTTCTTTACCAACAACAACAACTTTTGTACCCGTACTGATGATCATATCTATTAATGTTTCCCATTTCTCTTTATCCCATGTACGACAAGTAGTTGTAACGGAAGGATTTATAACAACATATCTTCCTTCAGGTAACTCCATATCCAATTCATCAGGATAATATAATAAAGTTTTTTCTTCAGGCGCTAAAATAAATCCAAGATTACTTGAATAAAAGTCAATTGAATGCATTTTTCTTTGCCTAAACATATCCCCTTCAAATATTCGTTTCGCTTCATAAACGATTATATCTTCAGGAAAAAATTCACCATTTTTGGTGTTATATACTTTTTCCACATAAGGATTGTTTTTGAATAGATCAGGAAACATTGTCTCAACATGAAACTTTTTATTATGACACCTGCTCATGTAAGCAATTACAGGTGTCATATATATCGTATCTCCAAATGTCTCAGAAACTTTTATTCCAAATTCTCCCATTATTTTCTTTTCTTAAAGATACAAGTTAAAATGTTAGGATATTCTTCACCAGAAACTCTTATTAAATCTTCAACATTTGAATAATCAACCATGTCATACCCCATTTCATTGAAGAAGTTTTCAATTGACTTTTCATTAAAATGCCACAAATGTTCATCAGGTCTTCTGTGTTTCCAATTCATAAACCATTCTTCACTAAAGTTGTGACACCAAGGTAAACTAATGTAGACGTAATTACAATCCAAATCTTTTACGAAATCAATTTCCTCAAAATGTTCCAATACATCAAAGAATGAGATCACCTCGTAATGTTTATCAAATATATTATCAGTGTATGTAACACCTTCAGGTACAGGATATCCTGAAACATCATTACCATATGACTCAATAACACCTTTACAGACCTTTAAGAAATCACCATTACCATATCCAATATCTAGTATGGATTGTGGCCAGTAACCTAAAGTCCCAACTAAATATCCAAGTCGAATACCAGCCATTTGAGGTCCTTTTTCACCGTATTGATTATATCTTTCATCCACATATTTTGTATCATACGTTTGGATCTTATTAACGATAGATTTTTGTTTTATTAAACCATTTTCAAGTATTTCGTAATTTTCCATTAATTTTTTATTTATTATTTTATTGTGGCAACTAATGCGTGTTTAGCAGTATTTGTTTCCTCATCATAATGACAATCACAAATTACCACAAAATCAACATCAATTTTTTTTGGTGGATTATTTTCTTTAATCCATTTCACACTTTCATCAGAAAGTGAGAATATATTATTATAAGGTTTTTCAGTAGGTATCTGTATCACCCAATTACCTTTATAACCTGTTTCTTCATCAGGTTCAAAATATATTAACGTACCTTTCATTTACTGACCATCGTTTTGCTCTTCATAGAGCATATCTCTCAACATTTTATTTTCTTCAACAAGTAGTTCACATTTTTTAGCTTCCTTCAACATTGAGTACGACATGATACTACCTAAAACACAACCAATAACAATTCCAATTGCTATCGCGATCTTATCTATTTTATTTTCCATATTGTTTTATTTTTTATGATTCTAAATATTTTCCTTGTATTGCCTGAACTTTGTAACTAATCACGTCACGTAAATAATGTCCTATAGTATAAAGAATACCACTATCTACTTTATTTCTAATCATTTGTTTTTCAAAATTCCAAACTAAAACTCTTGCTGAACGAGTTTGTTCATATGTCTCACAAGAGTCAATAACTTTCTCAATCCATTTTTGTACGTCTCCGTAGTGTGTACTTCTTTTTTCCATAATACAAATATAATAAAAGTTTTTTAAATAAAAAACCCCACCTGTAAAAAAGATGGGGTTTAATTATAATATTAGTGAATTACTTAATGTTTAATAAAGTTCCTGATCCACCAGCCACTGTTGTAGGAAGTTTCCCATCCCAAGCATTCCACTTAACATATTCAATATACAATGGAGACAATTGGTTTTGTTTAATTTTGATTGCCAATGCCGCCGCTTGTGCGTTGATGATAGTTTCTGCCGAGTCAGCTCGTGCCACAGCCACCTTACGTCTACCTTCAGAGATCGCAGCGATCGCTTGTTGCTCTGATGCTTCCGCTTGTTGGATTGCCTTTGTTTTTGCTATAATAGATTCTTGTAATGCATCAGGTGGGATAATATTAGTTCGTAATTGAGACACATTAAACCACTTAGATAAACGTACATTACATTCGGTTACAATAGCCGCCTCAAATGCTTGTCGGTGATTAAAGATACTATCTACTTCCCATGTATTAGCAACATCATTAACCGCTCCGATAATGGCATTTTTCAACCAACCTTGTTCAATCTCTTTGATATCTTTTCTTAAGTTAACAAACATATCTCCAATCGCATCTTCACGTAATGAATAGTTGAACGTTGGTTTAATAGTCGCAGAGAACCCACCTTTTAGGATCACACCTTGATCTTCGTATTCAATATGTTGTTGGTATGTTGGGAACTCTAAAACTTGTTCTGTCCAACTATTATAAAAAACCCAACCTGTCTTATATTGATAACTTGACACTCCTCGTTGATTACCAATCAAATTAATTTTTAATCCTTTGTGACCCGAATCAATTTTTTCAATTGAATATGGTTGGAATATTGTAACCAAAATTCCAATCACCGCAACGGCAATTCCCATTATAGTTCTACGGTCATCGTCATTTGCACGACCTGATAAAAACATCATTGCCCCAATAGCAATAAACACAATAAATAATACAATACTAATCATTTTTTTCTTCTTTTTTAAATAAACTAACTGCCTTTTTTACTATTAATTTTACTTGAAAAATTGTGTAAGCCAAGGCTACTAAACTTACAACAATTTGGATTTCACTTGCCACCTCTCTACTAAGGATATATTCAAAATATAAATTGATTAGATAGAGATAGATCGTTGTTAGTATTATGACTCCCCATAGTCCTAACTTTTCTGTTTTAAACATTTACTTCATTTATTTTATATGATTTAACTTGTGAATGACAAATCTACACATTAATTTTAGATTTACCAAATAAATCTTCTGTTTTTTTACTTAAAGTTTGAATTACTTTTTCCAATTCATCTTTTCCTTCTATTTTCCCACTTTCTCCGTATTTCTCCAACAAATTAACTTGTCGTAAAAATTCATCTAAATTAACTGATTTCAGAACATTAACAGTTTTTTCAACATCAGTTTTAGCCTTTTCAATTATATACTTTTCATAAGTATAAACTCTTATTTTAGCCATTATTTCAAATAGTTCAAACATAGTCCAATCATTCAAAATAACTTTTTGCTCATTAACTTCAGTATCAATTTGATTATAAATTGTATAATATGTGGTCAAGTGTTCATTTTTACTACGTGAATAAAATGCAACCTTATTATAATTTTTAGCTCTTTCTTTTTTTGAGATCAAATAAAACAAATAACCGTCTTTAGTGTAACTTGTAAACTGATAAGAACTTGATTTACTGGCGGTACACCATTTAGTATCCGCACCATATTTTAGGGATCCCTTTAAAGTTAAAGGACTAATTAAAAGATAATCATCATTTTCAATTAAAACATCAATATGATCTTCACGAATAAATTCATTTTCCTCTTTTAATGCTTTAGCATTTTCAACTATCCTAAATAACTGCATCATAGATTTATATTGACTACTATAAATGTCTTTATTTTGAATATATGGTAACAACTGATCAAACTCATTAATTATTTTAACATACTGAGGTGCCGATACTCCCTCAACTGGACGTTCATTTCTTGTTGACCACATCTTAAACATAAATTCAAGATATTTTTTGGTTGGTGTTTTATCTCCCTCAAAAAATTTATCACCCGTAGATTTATTAACTTTTGGGTATTTTTTTCTTAGTTCATCAATTTTTGCCATTGTTTATTCTTTTTTTAAGTTCTGTACTTGAGAAATTGTGTTTTCTTTCATTGTAGTATAACACAATACTCCTATCTAAACATATTTGTTTTGCGGTGAAATCTTTACCCTTATAGTCCTCACCAATAATTCTAACATCTAATTTTAATGTGTTAAAAAGATCTTCTAAATCTTTTTCAGTTTCGTATGGTATGATCTCATCAACGAATTTACAACCTTTAAGTTGAATGTATCTTTCAACGACCGATTGTATTGGTTTGTTTTTTTCTGGTCTATCAATTGTTGGATCTGTTTGTAACGCAATAATTAAATAATCACATTGAGTTTTAGCTTCCTCCAACATCTTTACGTGTCCCGCATGAAATAAATCAAAACAGGAGCAAGTTATTCCTATCTTCATTTTGAATTATCTTTTAAAATATACGGTGGATAAATTCTTACTTCAGACCCATCACTATTAAAATAATATAATGTGTCACCATCAAAACTAATTGTATCCGTATACCATATTGCATCATGCATTGGGTTCAACCCTGAGGTTGGGATATAAACTTTCCCGTGAATTTCATATTTATATTCTTTTCTCTTACAAGAAAACAATACTATCCCAACTAAAGTAATTAATATTAACTTTTTCATAGATTTTCTTCTTTTATTTTAAGGTGTTTTTCTTTAAATTGATTTAATAATTCAATGATCTCTTCAACAGTATCAAAAGCCCATCTTTTGGTTTCAATAACATAAAAATCACCACCACCTCCATTATCAGTTTTGATCGTTAAATATTGTTCCTCAGTTGTACAACAATCCGCCTCTTGGGTGTATGTCATTTCCAAAGTTTGACTTAATAAATTTGCTTTGATTGGGTCCATAAAATTATATTATTAGACAAATATAGTAATTATTTTTTAAATAAAACAAATTTTTAATAAAATTCATTCTCTCTAATCCAAATTACCGCAATATACTTGTAACCACTTTTTACGGGTAATCCAGCATGAAGGCTATCGTAATCTAAAGAACCATCATCTTTAATGTTGTCCCACAATACAAGTTTACCTTTTTTAGGATCAACTTTAATATTTAAATTTGGGAAATTTGTTTCTCCACCTTCAAAATCATCATTTAAGTAAACCAAAGCCGTTTTTAATCTTTGTCCACCTCTATTTACCTCATCCTCATAGTATTCTTCACCAGGATGAAAAAAATCATGATGATCTTTATATTCTTCACCAACACTATATTTAACAACATGAATACTTTCCATATTAATTTTTGGTAGTTTGGTCGTCTCAGAAATAAGGTCTCTATATTTTATAACAACATCCCCATGTTCTTCATCTAACCAAGCCCCTTTTGCAACTCTATACCCTTCAATACTCTCACCAAGAACTCCAACTTCATCAAAAATATCTGAGGCTAAACTTATTAAATTATCACATTCTTCGTACGATAAAAAATTATTAATTTCTATGACCATATTTTTTATTTTTATAGTTTTTTATAATCCAACATATTGGCATAACAATAAGTAAAAAACCAATCCCAACCAAATGTAATATACCTTCTATTAACATCATACCGTAGTAAATTTAAGTTCCGCACCATCAATTATAACATCACATATACCACCATTCTCAATTATGGTATTGATTCTGGCTTCAGGTAATTTTACTTTATCAGGTTCACCAACCAACTTATAACTCTTAGTTAGAGTTAATTTTGGATCTTTTATTAAGGATAGTACCGTTTCGTTTTCACAAACAACTCTTGAAGGGTATTGATTGCCCACCGTTACAATTGCAACATCTCCTAATTGGATCTCTTCATCTGAAACCAAGTACGGTTCCTTTTCCATTATAATAATCTTATTCATCATTTTTATCTTTTTTTATATATATGTGATTATGGTTCCAATTACCACACTGATCGCAAGGTTCGTATTCTTTTGAGTTATCCACATCATATTCAAACTCATCACCACTATTAATAACCATCATTGTAATTTCAGTCCAATCACTCATTCCCAAATTGTTTTTTAATGATTTTAATTTATCAATTAATTGATCTTGTAAATCACTAATCATCTCAGGATTTCTATTATCATACTCATGTATAAATAATGACTCATCATCAATTTCAACATCAGGACCAAAACAATTTTCACTTAATCTTATCTTTTTCATAACCCAAACTTGTATGTTCTATTTATATCCTCAATATACTCTTTAAGGTTAGTGATAGATTTTTCAAAATCAACTCTCGGAGTTTCACCAAATCTAACAGAATCTTCCTCATCTTTGATTAGTTGCCGACAACTACTATAGATTTCTTTAACCACGTTATGTAGGATTTCTTCTTTATCGTATTGTCTATTGATCTCCACTTCCATAACGTCTCCTTCTAATTCTCTACAATACTCTATTAACTCCATAACTTCAGGTTCATCCATCAGGTGTCTATTATTTTTGAATATTTGATTTATATTTTTCATTGTAATGATTTTCACATAATGTACTATACCAACCTATATTTGTTCTTAACTCCCCTTTTTCACCGCAGATCTCACAGATTTCATAACTTTGATCTTCAGCAAGTCGGATTCTTTTATGTATTTCATCCGATCCCTCATTAATGTAAAACCGTAATCCACCAAATTTTTCTTTAACCTGACACAATTGTTTATTCCATCCAAGTTTAATGAGATCTTCTATTAGATCTTTAATGATTGGGTACCAACCCAAACCAACACTAAAAAAACCACTATCAGTAATTGGTGGTCTATCCGTAAAAAACCCACTCTCAAGTCCTCCAATGGACTCAAGATACTCATTCATTTCTTCTTCTATATTTTTAGTCATTTTTCAAAAACTTTAATATTTTTTCTTTAACTCCGCTCTGTTTTATTCCCTCATTTGATCTTGGCGTTAAAACAAAATTATCTATCGCCCATACATCTTTCCAATCCTCACCAATTTTACCCATATTTAAATCATCAACAGAAACCCAATGTGTAACCTCAGGATGATCCTGAAGATATTGTCTGATTTCAATAGTTCGTGTTTGTTCTAAATCCCATCTTGGTGACCATATAAATAAATTACCATGAACTTTACAATCTTGTATATTTGGTGTTAACGCAATTGGTTTTTTACTTATCCCATGTAATTCATAATATTCACCAAGTTCTTCAAGAGTTGCGTGTAGCTTCCAATCTGAACTTACCACAATTTCACATCCTGTCTCTTCAACAATCTCATTAAGGATCTTAATTGCCTTTTGATCAAAGTCATCAAATCGTACAGACACCGGACCCTCTTTTAGATTTGAGGAGGATTCAGGATTTTCAGAACGATATTTCGCCCATTTCTTTGTTCGTCCACCCCAATTATTGGAGAGACAAATTACACCATCATGATCTAAAAATAATACTTTCATACTTTATGTTATTGCACCTATTATATTAAACTTCTCCTCAAACCATTCTTCCATCACTTTATAAACTTCTGTTAGTATGACAGGATCTTTATCATCAATTCTAAGTGTTCTTATCATTGGTTCAACCATTAACTTAAAATTCAAAAATATTATTTCGTCTTTTGGTTGATACTCAAAATAAACTTTACCTTCCTTATAATACAGCATTCGTTTAGGACTATACTCTAAATTACTATAGTGTAAGGAAAGAAACTTTTTAATTAATATTTTCTTGTTTGAGTTCATTTATGTAATAATAATAAATAAAAATCATATAGTCAAAAAAACCCCCACATTTCTGTGAGGGTTTCGTATAGTTTGTTTCAAGAATTAAAATTATGTAGACAAGAGTTTTAAATTTTAATCAAATGACTTTTGAGTATTTGAATAATGAGTTTGGGACCATTACGTTATCACTATCAATTATCCGACTATGCAGCCTCCATGTATAGAACACATATCATTTTGACCCTATCCACAAACTATATTAGATTTGAGTGGTTGCGTTGAATACATCCAAACGATCTTGGATTTCTTCAATACGAGTTTCCAACTCTTTAATTGTTTCATTTCGTCTAACCAAAGAGATTTCTGAGGTTTTAACACTCTCACTTTCTAATCGGTAACGATCACGATTTGATTTACCTTCGGTACAATCCATTTTTTTAAGTGATTGAGCAATGGATTTCAACTCTGACATCAAAAAGATGTCTTCCAATACCGGTGTGTTGGCAATATGGATTTTTGATTTCAAATTAGCCAACTCTTTTGTGTCTTCAGAGATTTTAGCCAATAGTATAATTGAACTATATGGTCTTTCATTTCCAACCTCTATTGAGTTGTATTCTTGCATCAACTTTGTGTTCTCACCAATCTGTTTGATCAGTTTATTTTTTTGTTTCAGAGCTTGCTTAATTGTCATAATAAATATTTTTTGTATGAAAGTATAAGTTATAAATACCGTTAAGTCAAGCGGGACCCCAATTTATTTTTGAGGCCCCGATAACTTTTTTAAAGTACTTCTTCAAATTCAACGTCAGACGGAGCATCATTACCTTCTTCAGTTGTAGTTTGTTCGTACAATGATTGACTAATATGGTGGAACTGACTATTAAGATTTTCAATATCTTGATTAATCTTCTCAATGTCTTTTTTTGCGTAAGATTCTTTTAACGTTCCAAGTAATCCATCAAGTTCACTCTTTTGTTCTTCAGTTAATTTATCTTCCAAATCTTTGATTGACTTCTCAGTTTGGAAGATTGTACCATCAGCCGTGTTTAGAACTTCAGCATCTTCTCTGAGTTTTTTATCCTGTTCGGCATTTAACTCAGCTTCTTGTTTCATTTTCTCAATCTCTTCTTTTGATAAACCTGAGGACGCTTCGATACGAATTGTTTGTTGTTTGTTTGTACCTTTATCCATTGCAGAAACATTGATAATACCATTCGCATCAATATCAAACGTAACCTCAATTTGTGGAACACCTCTCATCGCTGGTGGAACACCATCTAAATTGAACTTACCAATGGTTTTATTATCTTTTGCCATTGCTCGTTCTCCCTGAAGTACGTGGATCTCAACTGTTGGTTGATTATCTACTGCCGTTGAGAACACCTGAGATTTTTTAGTTGGGATCGTGGTGTTAGCATCAATCAATTTAGTCATAACTCCACCCATAGTTTCAATACCTAAAGATAATGGAGTCACATCTAATAATAAGACATCTTTAACATCACCAGCAAGTACACCACCTTGGATCGCCGCACCTAAAGCAACTACCTCATCAGGATTAACACCTTTAGATGGTTCCTTACCAAAGAATTGTTTAACCGCTTCTTGAATTGCCGGAATTCTTGTTGTACCTCCAACCAAGATAATTTCATCAACATCAGACACATCCATCTTAGCATTTTTCAACGCTGTCTTACAAGGTTCAATAGTTCGTTTGATTAATGAATCTGCCAGTTGTTCAAATTTAGATTTTGATAAAGTTCTAACCAAGTGTTTTGGCATCCCATCTACCGGCATCAAATACGGTAAATTAATTTCCGTTGATGAGGTTGAAGATAATTCAACTTTTGCCTTTTCTGCCGCTTCTCGTAAACGTTGTAACGCCATCGGATCCTTGGTCACATCAATTCCATTCTCATCTTTGAATTCATTTGCTAACCATTCAATAATAACCTGATCAAAGTCATCACCACCTAAGTGAGTATCACCATCAGTAGACAATACTTCAAATACACCATCACCTAATTCAAGAATAGAAACATCGTGTGTACCACCACCACAGTCAAACACAACCACTACCATATCTTTAGACATTTTATCTAAACCATATGCTAATGCCGCCGCTGTTGGCTCATTAATGATACGTTTTACTTCCAAACCCGCAATCTCACCCGCTTCTTTGGTTGCCTGTCGTTGAGCATCATTAAAATACGCTGGTACCGTAATAACCGCCTCAGTAACCGTCTCACCCAAATAATCCTCAGCAGTTTGTTTCATTTTTTGTAAAACCATTGCGGAAAGTTCCTGCGGAGAATACTGTCGTTTATCAATATCCACTCTTGGTGATCCACCATCTCCTTTTACAACTTTATAAGGAACTTTCTTTACCTCATTTTTAGATTCAGTAAAACTTGTTCCCATAAATCGTTTAATTGAATGTACGGTTTTTTCAGGATTGGTTACCGCTTGTCGTTTAGCCGGATCCCCAATCTTTCTTTCACCATCTTTAATGAATCCGATTACAGATGGCGTTGTTCGTTTACCTTCGTTATTTGTAATAACTACCGGTTCATTCCCTTCCATAACGGCCACACAAGAGTTTGTTGTACCTAAGTCAATTCCAATTATTTTTCCCATTTTTAATTTTTAGTTTTTATTTTTTATTTATTATTACTTTTCAGTCGTACCAAGTTTCCCAAAAAATGTTCCATTCGTAAAATACTGACATTTTGTCAGTTTACCAACTATCAACGTCTGTCAAATCTAATTCTGTGTCAGCTAATTCGCTGTATACTACGACATTTTGTCCTATACCACTACTTGAGAATGTATATTCGTAGTTTCCATAACTCCCATAGATTGCCTTTATGTGGCTCTGCCACTCCTCCAACTTTTTAACTTGATTTTCATCAAGAGTAAAAGTTTTAGTTTTACCTTTTTTAGGTGGAGGTGGTGGCATTTCACGATCTGTTATTTCACCATTTATTCTCAAATACATTTTGTTAATACGTTCTTGAGGTTCATCCATGACTTACTATTTTTGAATAAACATATTTGTGTTAGCAATTGGGGCTCTAAATGTTGGGATTTTTTTTCCTTCAAAATCCTCAACATAAACTTCATAGTGTTGTTCCATTACTTTTACCGTTGGGACGTTATCTTGACTATAAATCGTATCCCCTTGAGAGTTAACTACTTTAACTTCTCTTTTTGTTGTGTTAAATGTTAGTGTTTGCATATTATTTTATTTATTTTTATCCTTGTTTATCTTCGTAATCTAATCATGGTAATGTGTCACCCTCTTCATTTTCAAGATGAGCGAAAGCTCCCGCACGATCAAGAACCATAATGGAATCAATTTCTTTTTGAATCTCTCTCATTAACATTCTATCAGGTACAGCCATATTGTATTCAATTTCTATCGGTCCTTGCTCTTCTACCATTGGGTCTTCCATTATTCTCATTTCTTGATCCGTAATTGGGATTCGTCTGTTCAATCTTGGCATCAATCTTGGTAATTCTTCATTCACTGGCATTTCTTCAGTTGGCATATCCATCACCTCATCTACCGAATATTTATTCACTCTTAACCCATACTTACTTTTTTCCTCTTCACTAAATAACTCTGAATTAACACCATATTTTTCTGAATCCATTAAATCCATTAAGATAGTTAATTTTTCATATGGTAAACCCATATGGAAAGAATCAATAACCTGATCAATCTCATTAAAGATTTGAACTCTATTATCATTATATCTTTCCGAATGACACCCAAATTTTCTACCGGTTTCTTTATTAATAAGATAGATTAAAATACCATTTTTAGAGTATCTATAAAAATATTCAGGTTCATTTTTCATTGCTGTACACCATTTTGTTCCAGCACCATATTTCAAAGATGCCTCAAAAGATAATGGTTTAAGCATCATAATTTCATCATCTTCATAGACAACAGAGATTTCTTTTCTAGATTTCTTCAATAAATCTTTTGTTCTAGCAACCGACAATTGATTTGTAATCTCTTCAAAATTTTCGTATTTAGATATGTCATTTTGATCCACTAAACCTTTATCCAAAACCTCATTAAATTCTCTTAAGATTTCAATATTTTCCGCTCTAAATTGATCTATAACCCAAGTTAATATTAATTTTTCAAAACCACTTGCATCACTCATCTTACTATTAACATATTCATATCTTAATCCATAAATACCTTCCTCTTGAGTGATTTCTTTTTCAAAATCAACCATTCTTTTTTTAAAAACTTTTACCATAAATGGTGTTAGTTTATTTGTTTTGCTTGGATCAAGTTTAGATATTAAACGAACCAAATTTATATCCATATTAGGATTTTCCTGAATTAAATGTTTTATTCCCATACTATAAAGGTAATTTATTTGTTATTTTTTTTATTATTTCTTCATCTTCTTGTGTTAACTGATAATAAGAATTCCATATTCTAAGGAGATTATCTCTTAATTCTTTTTCCCCTGGAGATTCTCGGTCACCTCTAACCACTTTACGTATTTCAGGATTTGGATGTGATTCCAAAATTCCATCTTCGTGTAACCATTCGGCCATATCTCTTTTATCATTGCGGCTCATTTCATTATAAACCTCATCTAAATCCACATCAATTCTAACCCAACTCATTTGTTATTTTTTTAAATATAAATAAAAAAAGTGATCCCATCAAGTTAATGGGAGTCACCTACGTTATTTTTTTCACCGTAAATTAAATAATCAGGGTTGATTACTTTTCCAATCTTATGACGATTACCAGATAAACATTTTACAACAATACCTTCGTGAGGAACTTTAGTTCCTTGAATGTTGTTATTAAACACATATTTATCTTGTTCTTCTTTTGACCAAAGACCTGAATATAAAGTTTCAACTTCTTCTAAACCTAAACATTTAAAATGAGTTGATTGGTAAATGTTATCAACATAAGATCCATCAACCTCAACGTCAAATCCCGCAAAACGGATTTCAGTTAAACCATAGTCGTAATTCTTTTGTATTCCGTGTCCATAGATTTCACCATAGATGATAAATCCTGAACCAACATCATTAGGATCAAAAGTATCTTTAACGTGATCCCAAAGTTTTTTACGGATATCATATTTTTCCGCAACTGTTTTCCACACATCAGTTGCATAAAAACCTTGAGAGTCAGATCCCTTCTCAACGTTGTGGGATCCATAAACGTATTCGTAACCAACCCATTGATTACCAAACCACCCTTTAATCTTATCAAGGATTGAAAGTTTTTTCTTTCTCACAATACCGTAACGAGCATTGGTTCCGTGTAACTTACGAGTGATACATACTTCATCCTCCTCATTGAACATATCAGGTACGTTCTTCATATTTGGGAATTTGTAGTAAATGTGGAAGTTCGGGTTTTGGTGGTATTTGAATTTTCTTCCACCAACACTCATCTCAACCATCTTAACTGGTGGTTCATATTTAGTGATACCTAACAGTTCCATCATGTCGTGACCTTCATTTACATTGTTCTCCAAAGACCTTGGTGCCAAGTATTTGAATGGTATTAACAAACACTCAGAGTAAACTTTACGAAGTTTAACGGTGCGAACTCTTTGACCTTTTCTTAGGTAATTAGTTACGCCCATTAAATCAGATAATTCAA